CTCGGACACCAGCCGGCGAATCCGACCAGCAAGACGCGGAAACAGACGCGCCTGCTCCGCAGCCCACCCAGGACGCGCCAACCCCCGCCGGGCCGTCTCCGCCACCGCCGCGAGCACAGCCAACTCCAACGCGCTGTAGTGGGCGGCTACCTCATCGCCGATCCCGTCCAACTCTTCCGGGTCAAGCGGCATCAGCGGCCTCATTCATGTCCGCACCACCCGAATCAAGGTCGAGCGGGCCACCCGACGAGACCGTGAACGACCCGTCGGGGGGTGTGTCGAACGGGTCCATGAGCGCGCCCTGCCCCGTCTCCGACAGGATCTTGTCAACCTCCTGGGCGACCGCGTCGTCGTCCCAGTCCGGGTTATACAAGCGCACCTTCGTCTCAGTGGATGCCGCCCGCGCCTGATCGAGTAACTGTGCCGTGCGTGCCAACTCCTCCGGCGACGGGCTAGAGGCGGGCGTGTACTCCACCGCCACCTGCTCGCCGATCTGCGCACCCGTCCCAAACACGGCCGCGTCCACCTCAATCATGGCGCGCACCAGACGAGAAAACGCATCCCGCCGCAACAACGCTTTGCCAGCCTTGGTGGCGTTCGTGGAGCGTTCCCGCGCACCGACCTCGGTGGCGGTCATCTGCCCCACCGCATCATCCTTCAACCCGAACGTGAGCGGCGACAACCCGGCCGATCGGATGACCTGCCGGGTGTACAGGTTGATCGCCTGCTCATGCTCCTGCACGCGAATGTCGAACTGGTGCGCCTCGATGAGGCTGGACTCGTCGCCGGGGTTCTGCTTGACCGTCGTGAACGCCTCATGGTCCGGGTCAAAGAACGAACCCTCCCCCGGCCGTCCTGTGCGGAGCATGGACTCATCCACCACCAGGCGGGCCTTCGCCAACCTGATGTCCCGAGCAAGCGAACTGTAGGCGTCGTTCAGGGCGGACATGGTGTCCATCATCTGCGTCGTAATATCCGCCCGACCCAACATCTTGAGGACCGGGTCGCGTCGCCACTCCGGGTTCGGCATCACATTCGGAATGAACCCGGCAGTCAGCAAGCGCGTCCCGGTTTCGATACCGGACTCGGCATCGACGACAATGTCCTCGGTCGCCGGATGATCCGGCAACGGGCGTCGCATCCCCAGGTTGTCGTCCGAGCCCCGGAACAGCGCGTGCTCGATGCGGCCCGGACTGTGACGCTCCAAGTGCCGCCACACATCGCCCTTGCTATCGCTGGGCAGTTCGGTCCAGAACGTGACCGCAGACAACATGTCGTACGTGAACTCAGGCAGAGCCGAATCCGGGTCATGGAACGTCATCCACGCCGAATCATGCAGATCCGTGTTCCAACATATCTTCGCGTAATAGCCACCCAACGCCGCGGCCGTCTCCTCCGCACCCAACAGCCCCGAATGGAACCTCGCGGTGTTCACCAGCTTGTCCAGCCTAGCGAACGCCGCCTCATTCGCCCCACCCTCACCAATCGAAAAACGAGGCGGATCACCGGCCATCACCGACGCCATCGCCCGCGACACATCCGCCGCAATCGGCACATGCAAACGACGCGACTTCTGACCAGCCCTGGGTGGCGCGCCAAAAATGCCGCGAGCAACCATCCCGCCCACACCACCGTTGTACTGCCAACGCGACATCGCCGGCTGCCCCGCACTACCGGAGTAGCGGTCCAGTTTCTCCAAGTCCCCAGTCCACCACGCGTGCAACAAATCCACATGCTTGTAGACGCGGTCCATCGGCTTCGGAGGCCACACAGAATGCTCGACGATCATGCTCATGTAACGGGCCTCTCGATAAGGTGAATCCACTCGCGCTGACTGGTTGCAATACCGTATTTAAGCGAATCACAGAAATGATCATTTGCCTTGATCGGCTTGTCCTCGCCCTTGTCGGATGCTTTGTCATCCCACCGGTATCCGGGGATCTCTTTCAGCAAGTTCGGGCACTTGTCGGACACCTTCAACTTGCCGCGTGCGAACAGTGAGGCGACCATGCGGATTCCGTCGAGGACGTCGTTCTTCGCCTTCGCTAGGCCGTCCCAGTCACGTTGTGCGAGTTCGATGCGGAACGACTTTGCCGAGGGGTCGATGAACGTCCATTCGGGGTGGCCGTGGATCTCGCACCACGCCTCCAACGAGTCCGCCAGCCGGGCGTCCGTCAAGCCTTTGGCGGGTGCCCATTCGGCTACCGCATACAGGCAATCGTCGTCGCCCTCACCGATCATTATCCCGGCGGTAGGGTTCGTCGTACCGTAGTCAATGCCCAACGAGATGAGCCTGCGCATCGGGGGTAGATCCTTGTGTTTGACCACCATCGTCTGGTGGTCCCACATGTCGTAGATCGCGCCCTCAGCGGCAACCCACAGTCCGCGGATGAACCGGTCGTACCACAGGCCCGTGTACTCGGATTCCACACTCTTGCGGTAATCGTCCGTCAGGCTGGGGTTGTCGTCCATCGTGAAGTGCTGAATCGTCCAATTCGACAACACATCATCGGCCGGGGTGTCGGGGTCGAAATGCGGAGTACCGACCACCCGGTTCAGGTAGTCGGCTTTCAGCCAATGCATCGGCCCGTCAGGGTTCGTCGTGGCGAACAACTTCGCCCCCGGCGGGGACATGCGTCCGAGGATCTGTTTAAAAAAGTTGACGTGCACGACCGTGAGTTCATCGATGGCGCAGAGTTCGATGGTCATTCCTCTTACCTTCGACTCTGCCCCGGCGTCGTTGGCTCCGATGACGTGCACCATTTTCCCGTAGATGCGGGCGGTGGGTGCTCCCTGCCTGTACGAGACGGCGGTGCGGAACTTGTCGAACGCGGCGATGGTTTCGATTGGCTCGAACACGTTGCGGTAGATGCTGTCGCGGTTTTTGCCGGCGATGACGATGGCTCCGTCGCGGCCTGCGGTGCGTACGGCGTTGAGTAGGAGGAATAGCCAGGAGAAGGTTTTGCCGGATCGGATGGATCCTTCCCACAGGTTGACGCGGCCCACTGAGTTGCCGTAAGCGAGGATCTGCTTGCGGCTCATGGTGGGTCCGGCGTCGGTCACGTGTGGGTGTCTCCTTGCGTTTGTGCGTACTGCTTGGCGGCTTCGACGATGTTGGCGTTGAGTTGTGCGAGGGCTGCGTCGGCGTCAGCGTTCGAGTCGGACTTGTGCAGTTCGTCCAAATGGAACAGCTTGGCGTACCGGTCGTGGAGTTGGACGAGGGCGTGGATTGCTTTCACGTCCCCTGCCCGGATGGCGGCCATCGCGGCCTGTGTGCCGACGTCCAACCGTTCGAGCTGGAGTGCGAATAGTTCTTCGGCGTTTTCGCGGTAGATGGCGGCGATGCCTTGTTTGATGAGGTCGTGCGCCGACGATTCGCTTTTGTAGCCGAGGGCATCGCTGATGCTGCGTAGGTCTGCGCCGTCGCGCCGCATCTGCATGGCGGTGTTGATCTTTTCGGCGCGGTCGATTTTGTCGCTGCTGGTTATTTTTCGGCCCACTTGTAGCCTCCTGGACTTGGTGGGGTGGGTGGTCGTTAACCCTGGGGGTGTGTACCGATGTTTCGCGGCATTGACCTACCCAGGGCTTGGCGAGCGCCCATAGCGACCTGCCACGTACGTGGTGGTGAACTATGGGCTGTGCCGGTCCGGCACGAGTTGAACGTGCGGCCTCCCCAGCTTCAATGGGGCGCTCTGCCATCTGAGCTACGGACCGTTTGCCTCGCCGGGTGACCGCTGGCGAGGAAGCGGTGCCCATCGCTGCCGTGGCTACACGATGGGCGGGCCACGCTGACAGCCTCACGGCGGTGGGCGTGATCCCTAATGGGCTGGCGAGTGTGCATCCTTGGAGAGGCATTCCAGACCTTGTGCGTGGCGCGGGGGTCCGGGTGTCCGCCCGGAACATCCCCACGCCACTTCCCGATCCGTCGTAACGGTGGGCGGTGCGGCTGCTACAACAACCGCACGGGTTGGTGGCGGGTGGTTCGCGCCCGTTTCGCCGGGCCACGCCTACCGTGCTCACCTCATTGGCCCGCTATGCCTGGCGTGAGACAAGCGGGCAGCAATGCCGCCGACGCTGGAGGTTGGCGGTGGCACCATCCTTGGTGCGCGCGCCCTAGAGGGAGTCGAACGCCTCTTGCGACCATCAGGGCTGTCGTGCTGCGACCTACCAGTAGTAGATGTCGCCGTAATGTGGCTGTGGTTCCCGACCGCGCTGCATGTCATTGCGGGCGCGGTTGCGTTGCCGTTTCCGTTCCATGCGGTTCCACCACGACGGCGTGTAGATGCTCATCCAGTGCTCACGCTTGAATCGTGGTGTGTCTTTGCGGGTGCGGGACATGGGTCAGTGTGTGTCGGTCCAGCGGATGGGCTGGTCCATTTCCCCGTCGATGAGGTGCGGGAAACCCTTGGTGTCGTAGCGGACGCGCTTGCCGGCGGTGTCGGGCTGGTGGTCGGGCTGCGCCTCCGGCGGCCACGGCTCGGCGTCAATCGCGGCGTCAAGATCCGGAGCTGCGACCGTCTCGATCGTGCCGTCATGGAAAGCCTGCCGGGCTGCGGCAACCTTGCTGTCCTGGAGGGCGAGCCGTTCGGTGTCGGTGTAGTCGGACTGCTCGGGGTCGGTCACTGGTACTCCACGGGGTCGACGGCGGGACATGCTTCGCATTGTTCCCGATGCGGTGGGGTGACAAACACGCCGACGTTAGACCTTGACCCCTCGTTGACGTATAGTTGACGTATTGCGGCACTGCCAAGCCGCACCAACAGGGAGGAACAGGATGCAGCACATCACGGGGCAACAAGTGGCCCACATTGACGATGCGCACTGGGGCTTGGACAACGAAGGCCCGGGCTACCACGACGCGCTCCTCGACGCGCTCGATTGCTGGCGGGATGAGCTGCGCCTGGACCTGAGTCGTACTCACGGAACCCCGGAGCATGAGATCCACAAGGTGACCGCTGAACGCCTCTTGGAGGTCGCTCGCATCATCGGAATCGCTAACGGGGAGTCAACAATATGACCGCGCGGATCAATGGGCAGGAAGGCCGCGATGAGTCTGCGTGAGTGGTTCCCCGAATGGTGCGAGCAAGACGACTGGATCACCGCAAACGCTACGCGGTTCAAGGTGTCCACGATGGGGAGGGCCGAACCGGACCACCCTCTGATCGCGGTGTCGATTGAGGCTGTGGACCAGGACGGCGAGTTCACGCGAGATCAAGCCGAGAAGCGGGTCGCGGACCTGGAGGCGTCCGGCGTGGCGGCATGGTTCACACCTACCAGTGATGAGTTCTACCGCCTACTCGCCGAGTGGGAGCGCAACGATGAGTGAGGGCGGAAACCCGTACCAGGTTGCTCATGCCCGCATGGAGGCGATGCTGGCGGACCCGAAAGCGTACTTCCAGCAGGCGTGGGACGAGGCGCGCAGGGAGGCTCGCGCCGCTATCGCGCAGCGCAAGAGCCAACAGTTCTCCGCAGAGTCGACCGACCAAGACCCCGAACTGTCACAAGACATGGGCGAGATCGTCGCCGACTTCTGGGACCGGCCGTGAGCACGCTGACTGCCGCCCGGAAGCAGGCCGTGCTCGAAGCCGGTGCCCACACGTGCGCCCTGGCCGGGCCGAACTGCACCGTGTTTGCCACCACCGTCGACCACTGGATACCGCGCGCCCGTGGCGGCACCAACAACCTGTACAACCTGCAACCTGCCTGCAAAGCTGCAACAAAGACAAGGGGCGGATGCTGCCCCCTGAGTGGTTGGCGTTCGTCGCAGCCCCTTTGGCACGGTGCGGCGAGCAGACCGCCGCCTGACTGGTACGACAAACCCCCGGCCCATCGCGGGTCGGGGGTTCGTCTGTCAGTAGGAGTGGCCGCCTGTGCCGTAGCCGATCGAGCCTGAGACTGACCCGATGATGTCGATGGGATGCGGGGCGTGGCATACGTAGTCCCTGCCGACGTTGCACTTGTCCTCGAAGCTGGCGACGTTCTGTGGTGTTGCGCCTGCGCCTCGGAAGTCGATCCCCGCGATAGGTGGCAGCCAAGACCAGGTGTCTTCGACGCCTCCGGGACGCCTCGGGTTGCCGGCCAACTCCACGTGCACTCTCGGGGCGTAGTCGCGTTGGTCGATGGTTTCGACGGCGGTGTGGACGATGGCGGCACCGTAGGAGTAGCCGTGCAAATGTATCTCTGCATCAGGGCAGGCGGCGGCGTAGGTGTCGACGGCGTCGATCATGTTGGCCGCGCCGACTTGTTGGCCGTGGGTGTAGCCGCCCGACTGATGCGGGAAGATACCCCCTGGGGTATCGACGGGCTGGTATCCGTCCGGCACCTGCCCGGTCTTGGGGTAGCCGCCGACGGCGAACGCGCCACCCTCACACTGCGTGTCCGCGTTGGCGATCGGAGGCACCAGCAGGCTTGCGAGGAACACTCCGACGGCCACAACTGCACGCATCGCGCAGCCCTTCTGCTGGGGGGTAAGACTGCGTTCATCGTCCCTGCACAAGTGGGGTACGAAACACGAGCTACACCAAGCCGTGCATGTGATTCCGCACGGTTTGCCGCCAGTCGATCTCCCCTACCATCGCGTCAATGTCCATCGCAGGCACAGGGACGCCGAACGTCTCGCACACCGTGGTCACGGCTTCCTCGATAGCATCGTGTGCGGCCTGCTCACACTCGGCTGCCAGTGCGTCCACCGGGTCGGGGTGGATCACCTGCCACACGGCGTCGGCGCACTTCTCGCGGAGGTCGGACACGTCACGGCCTAGGACGGCGTGTGGTACGGGGTAGTTCATGGCGTCGAACAGGACGCGCCCGAGGGCCGTGTCGATGTCGTCGCGGGTCCATCCGGTCACTGTTGCTCCTAGAGGATTGAGAGGCGGGAAACAGCCCCCGCCGAGGTCAGGTACAGGACCGCGCCCCGATCCGAGGTCGCGCCCGTCTTCTCGAAAAACCAGCGGGACATGTTCTCCATGCTGGGGCTGTAGATGCACGTCTTCCCCGCCGCGATGTTCGCGTGGTGGAACGTGTGAAAGTGCCCGCACATGAGCACCTGCCCGGCCGCTGCGGGCGTGTTGGAGAGGGCTTGCCCTGCCCACCATTTCTCAGCTTTGGCGATTGGGGATGATCCGGCCCCAAAGCTATGCCCGTGCGCGCTGACGAACGTCGTGTCTCCGACGGGGAACGTCATGTAGGACTGGTCACGCGGCGGGACGACCAACTCCACTGTGTCGGCGTATTGGGGCAGTTCGCGCAGGACGTCCATTGCGGCGACGGCGATACCAACATCGTGATTGTCGGACATGGCTTGGCCTTGGACGCGTTGGGTGTCTCCGTGGTTGCCGCCGATAGCACTGACTTTGACGGCGTAGCCGAGGTCGGCGAAGGTGCGGACGGTCTGCACGGTCAACCGTTGCGCGGTGATGATCTGCTCGGTCAACGTGAGGTCCATTAGTGCGATGTTGCGACCACCCTGCGACACGACGCCTTCGATCATGTCGCCGACGAACGCGACGTGAACACCTTCGATACCGAGCGGGTCCAGCATCTGCAACTCTGCCACCGCGTTGTTGAGGCTGGTGCGGTACCGCTGCAAGATCGACTCAGTGCCACCACCAGCCTCCGCGGCTTTGCCGATGTGTACGTCACCGATCTGGATCGTCGCCCAATGCTTGCCCGTCTTACGCCGGGCCGCGACTCCGGGGACGATGCTGTCGAGCAGGGCTTTCACGTCGGCCCGCGACTTCGGACGCGGCGCAAGGCGTAGTTTGTACGCCCACTGCCGGCCATGACCGGGCACATCCCACGTGGAGACACGCGGGTGGTCGACGCACATCACCTTCTCGGGGTCGAGTCCCGCATCCTTGATGATCTGGTCGATCGCCGTCTGGTCGTCCAAGTCCAGCTCCGCACTGTATGCGGCGGTGGCTACTTCCCCGGTCTGCCCGTCATAGTCCGCGCGCGGGGTCCAGGGGGCTTCGACGGCGTTGGGCATGGCGGCGAGACTGTCACGCAGGTTCACTCGGCGACCTCGTACGTCTCAGCGAAGATGTCCGGCTTACACGGGTAATGCTCGCCCTGCACTCCGGTGATGATGAAGTCGCCAGGGCAGACGGTGTGCCCGCCTTCGAGAGTGTCGATGAAGCCGTGGTCGTGCATCGTGGCGTGGCAGTCGGCGCGGCGGAACTTCTCGGGAACCTCACTGTGCCGGAGCTGGCCCATGAGGATTGCGTCGTCGCGGGCGCTGATCTCGCCGGTGCTCGGATCGACCGGTGGGTGCCGGTAGTAGTCGACCTCCGGGTGATCGCCGGGGTGCTCCCAGACGGCTGCCTCGATGACGACGGGCTTCTTGCGGTACTTGGTGGGCATTAGAGGGCTCCGATGCGGTAGGGGAGGCGACGGAACGGCCGCCGCAAGGCTCGGTACACGAGGTCACGCAGCCGCACGACCAACCCCCGTGTCGCAGGGGCAACGCCCGGTGAAGTGCCGCTCCCACGACGTTGCCGAGAACGGGAGGCGGTGTCCGTCGTGGCGGAGCAGGTCGAACACCGGGCGCACCCTGCCGGGGACGACATGCTGGCGTAGCGATTCGGCGTCCTCGTGCGTGAGTGCGTCTTCCCACTTGCCTACCCGGCAGCGTTCACCGGGATCGTCGTCCAACTGTGCGAGGGTGTCGGCGACGCCGGTGATCGGCTGGTGTGCGGTGGGTTCGATGAACTCGGGGGCAGACATCAGTGCTCCCGTCCGCGAATGTCGACGTAACCTGTCAGTCCGTTCATGCCTTGGGTGGTGCGATGCCGCAGTACATAGCGAGCAGCGGCGACTGCCCGCAGAGCGTTCGTGTGCTCATCGCGGGACAGTTCGACCAAATCCCAACCGACTTCATCGTCGAACCACCATTGACGGCGGGCCATCAAGTAGACGCGAAGGAATCCCTTCGTCGACGCCTGCCTCATGCGCCAGTAGTGGCCGTCGGGCGGGGTCGGCATGGCCGGGCTCACTTCTTCGCCGCCTCATGGATCAACCGCACGAGTTCGAGACAGTCAGACTTGAACGCCACCGGATCGTCGTCGTAGTAGCTGGTCTCGGCCATGACTTTGGTTGAAACCTCGCGAGCGTCGAGCCGTGGACCGTAGTGGTCAAGGTGGGTGAAGCTCTCCCACGGGTAGTTGCATGAGCATCCGCCGTCGGAAGCGAACCGGAACGTCCCATCGACAACGTCCTGAAAGACGCCTATGGCGCTCCAGTCGTAGCCTTCGCTGGTGTAGATCTCTCCTACCCGCCTGAACCTTTCGAGGTGCAAGTCCTCGTCGTTCATCAGGTCCGTGTACACGCTCACTTGTT